GATGAGAGCCGTAAAGACTGCCGACACGGCAAGCGCGGGTGTGGATAGCGCCGGATGTTGATGAATCCGCCAGAACGGATCCAGGCCGAAGAGGTTGGGGTTATCCGGGGCAACGGCAACATCCGGGTCGAGCTAGGTCAGTGCGCTAAGGAGGGGCCTCACAATGGACCCAAATGTCTGACCAGCTACGGCGGAACATTGAGAGATGTCCGTAGCCGAAGGAAGCGAAGGAACGACCGACGCGCCTGGAACTGCAGCCATCCCTGGCTTACATGCTGGGCTAGGGGTGTGCTTTGCTCAGTCGCTCAGTCACTCTCTCCGAGCCTGTCATTTGGAGGTTAGATATGTATCTGTACAGGCCAACAAGTAAGAAGGGTGCGGCGCATCTGTGGAATGGTCATGACACGCTTTGTACGATGTACAGCACTGGTGGTATGAGTAAGAGGCGTAACAAAGTCATGCCTACTGCTGACGGTAGGCGGATATGCGCCATGTGTCAGGTTAACAATAGGAAGAGCAACTATGTGTCCGTGTGGTGGAGTCCTGAGCAGGTCGGACCTGACGGGAAATAGGTACAGGTGGTGGTGTCAGTCTTGTGGCCGATACGAAGTCTTCAGCTACCTGACAAAGTGACTGATGAGCATAGTTACTCCGCTGTGTGTGTTCTTTGCGGTCAACCCTGAAGAAGAACTGACAAACCATGACATAGGGCTGAAGTGGGGTATTGACCCGAACAGTGTCAGGAGGACTTTGGAGCATGCTGAGATCAAAGGTTGGGTGATCAGAACCCGCAAGAGGGATCCTGTAACCAAGTCTTGGCGGTTCCATTACACGGCTGGGCCGCGTTTGCTTAAAGAGATTGGCAGGGGTTAAGATTCAGCCGCACGTTAGGAGCAGGCATGGAATTACCCGAGCAGGACAGGCAAGCGCTTATTGAGGCTGCCCGCAGGCGTGGTGTTACTGGTAAGGGTGGTGCCGCATTTGGCGTGATGCCTTCATCTGGTAAGCGGCCGAAGGAGCCAGAGTTTCCGCCTGGGTCGTCTGTGCTGGATGTTCCTATTGGTGGGAAGGAGCGCCTGACTGATACGGTGCTGCGTAGGCGTCCTGAGCCTGAAGCCTCGATGACGGCGCTGCCTGCGCCTTCAATGGCTCAGAGGCACGCTCGAAGCCTTGAGGGGTATCTCACCCCCAAGATTGGTGGTCCCCGTGCAAGGACGGTATCTCAGAGCTTGCTGGGTGGGCAAGAGAGCGTATTGCCGTTTGGCATTGGCCTGCAAGAGTTTGTTCCGTTCTCTCCTTATGTTGGCGAGGAAGCGGGCGCAATGGTCCGCGAAGGGCAAGAGACTGATAGCGGGCTGACAACGGGTCTTGGGTTGGGCTTGGGGGCGCTACAGGCGTTTCCTGCAGCTAAGCCTTTAGCTAGGGGCGCCAAGGCTGCAGGAAAGGCGCTGGGGCCGAAGGCTGCCGAGATGGCAGAGGGCTACCTGCTGAAGAGCGGACTAGCCCCGTCTGTGATCAAGCCCAAGGGTGGTAACTGGTTGAGTGGGAGGGTTGAGGGGGCGACTAAGCCGCTGAAGCCGAATCGGCCTACCACGCGAGATGAGGCTTTGGCTTTGGGTGGTCGTTGGGCGCAAGATGCAGACCGCCCCGAAGTTGTGCAGATGATGAATGAGGAAGGCGCAGTCAATAATTGGATCGACACCAAGCTCAACAAATACATCCGCAATGAGATGGGCACACCGGAAGATCCGGTGAGGGGCTTGGCTGAACGTGGCATTACCCACTTACAAGATCCTCCTCCAGAGACAGTAGGAGGATGGACAAAGCTATACCGCAAAGAGGCGGGGTTTCCGGAAGAGGGGTTGGGTCAAAGTCCGCAGGCGCGGGATTGGGAGAACATCACTGACCGCCTGATTGCCTCGCAGTCTGCTGGCAAGTTGCGTGGCGCCCTGAAAGAGTACGAGGGCGCTAAGACAACCTCTGACATTCATGAGGGGGTGGACAGGATTCTTATCAGAGAGAGAGTCGAACAACTTAAAGACACATTCAAAAACACTTCCAACAAGCAACTGGAAGATGAGTTCAATGTTGACTACAAGATTACCGACAAGAATCGAGACAAGGCCATAGAAGACTGGGCGCGGATGGAAGTTGAGGGTTACTTCCGAGGCAATCCAGAAGATATTTTGGGTCCACAGGCTAATTTTCGGTTGGGTTTGACTGCCAGAGATGAAGCAGATATTAGTGGCAAAGACTTAAGCTGGCTTGAGAAAGTCCCAAGCGAACAGCGAGTCTATGGACTCATTTCAGATGATGTCAGTGACTACACGCCGGGTTTTGAGCACCTCATAGACGAACTGCGCAACGCAACCCGTGCTGACTCTGATCTACCGGCTAATCTTCGCTGGAAGCCTGAAGACCTGAAGAAGGTCACAGTCCCCCAGGCTGTAGAGCGTGTTGCCAAGATCAACGAGTACCGCGCTGCTCAAATGGCTGCGGCTCAGAAGGCCGCCCGAGAGGGCATTCCGCTTCACAAAGAGTATGAGGGTGGCTTCCAATGGATGGCTGCACCTGATACCGCAATTGATCCCAAATCTCTTCAATACATCAAAGACGTTGGTTGTGAGGGGGGTTGGTGTACGCAAGGCGAAGGTCTTGCCAAGCAATACGGCGGAGATGAGGGCAGGCTTTATGTGCTGCACGATCCTGCTGGCAAGCCGGTTGTTCAAATTTCAGTCAAGACTACAAAGCGGGAATTGCCTGAACGAGAGATTCCTTGGGAAATTACAACTGAACTCAAAGAAAGCGCTCAACAGAGAGCAAGGGCGATTGGTGAGCAAAAAGGGTTTGGCCCTTACAGTGATGAAGTATCACTGCTTCAGTCTGAGCTATATCACGAAGACTTGTTTCAGTGGAGATCCAAAAATCCACAAGTCTCAACTGAAATCTTGGAGATCAAAGGCAAGCAGAACCGCGCACCAAAGGAAGAATACTTGCCGATGGTGCAAGACTTTGTCCGCAGTGGTAACTGGAGCAGAGTTGGGGATTTGCACAACACTCAACTGATTGCTGTTGATCCGGGGTCAGAGCTTGCGAATGCCTTGCAGACTGCAGGCAAAAAAGTACCGCAGTATGTAACTCAAGATGAGCTTACAAAACTGCTTGCTTGGAAGCGGGGAGAGGGCGATGTTCCTCAAGGCTACGCCCGCGGTGGTCTAGTCAAAGACACAGACGCTATTGCTGCAAAGCTCAAAGCTACAGGCATGGATGATCAGAAGGCATTCATGCAAGCCTTGCGTATGGCAGATGCTAGGCAAGAAGCTCACATGGCAGGCGGTGGTCTTGCCAAGCTCCTGAAGGGGGCCAAGACGATTGGCAACTACCAAGCCCTGCCTCTGAACCTGCCGCGGGCGCCTAACCTGCCTCCACAAGAGCTAACCAAGATTGCAGAGCGTGTTGCCCGTCAGCAGATGGGGCAGCATGTGCGCCAGTCCGACAAGATCGCCGCAAACCTTGCTGGTCGGTCGGTAAAGGAGGCTGACAAGCTCCAGAAGATGCAGGTGGATATCCAGCCAACCAAGGAAGTCATGCAGTCGGTTGTGGTCCCTGAAGAAGTTGGGCAAGTGCGGATTGCCCTGCCTGGGGATATCTCGGTGGCCGACCAGATGCTGATGGAGGTTGAGGGTCTGCCTATTGGATCTGTGCAGGAGGGCGGGGCCAAGTATGGCCTTGGCAAGCAAGACTTAGATGATCCGAGGTTCTGGGCTTCTAACGAGGGGCCTGCTCAGATATTCCAGAACAAGGTGACCGACCTTGCCAATATGTATGAGACGCCAGAGATTCTGGCGCAGCACTTGGCAATGGGCCCTGACGCCATGAACTTTGCCCAGCACTTTGCAGACGCAAACCTGCTGGCAATTCAGGCATCTAACGTCCACCCTAAAGCCGCGGAGATGTTCAATAAGATGATCCGCGAGGGGTACGAGAAGATCAACCCCAAGACCAAAGAGAAGGTACGGATCACGTTTCCTGACTTCCCTGGGATTGAAGACTATCAGCAGGCTTACAAGGCAACGCAAGAAAACCCTGAGCTTCGCAAGTGGTTTAATGATCGCATGAAGAAGGAGTCGATTACTGCGCCGCTGGGTATCCCTAGTGGTAAAGAGATCGAGTACGCAATCATGGAGCCTTCCCTGCGTAACATGGAGCACAGCATGACTGGACTCTCTGTTGGCCGCATGAAGCCTGGAGCCAGTCTAATTCCTGGCTCTTCTCACAAGACCTACTCTCACGACATTGCTGGACAAGCGCTGGGGCACACTAAGGAACTGACTCCTATTGAGTTGGCCTTCCCTGATGCCTCGGCATATATCAAGTCAACCAAGCGCCCACAGGATTTCACCCCAACCATCCAAAAGTTGTTCCCTCATCAGGTTGTTGACGACCAGTACATCAACCAATTGGGCGAGTATTACAACCGCCTAAAGCAAATCAGAGGTTACAAAAAGGGTGGTGAAGTTAAAAAGTCTGGATTGAGTGTGCTTAACGAGGCGATAATCTAATCATGGCAACCGAATTCCCGATTGATCCCGAGTTCAACCGCTTTGTGGGGGGCGAACAAGGGGAGCCAGTACCTGATGAGCCTGTTGAGGTTGAACTAGACCTTGATGAATCCGAGATTGAGGAGCTTCCTGATGGTTCTGCAATCGTCCGGATGGAAGGCAAAGGTCCGCTGGAAGATGAAGACTTTTATCAGAACCTAGCTGACAGCGATGTAATTGACCATCTTGACCTGAATACGATGGCCTTGCGGTACATCCAACTGGTTGAGAAGGACAAAGAGGCTCGTAAAGAGCGGGATAAGCAGTACGAGGAGGGACTCCGCCGTACTGGAATGGGTAATGACGCCCCTGGTGGTGCGCAATTCAATGGGGCTTCTAAGGTTGTCCACCCGGTTATGGCGGAATCCTGCGTGGATTTCGCTGCAAGGGCGTTCAAAGAGCTGTTTCCGCCTGATGGCCCGACCCGTACTCAGATTCTGGGTGATGTGGACGAGGAGAAAGTTGCGATTGCCGAGCGCAAACGTGACTTTATGAACTGGCAGTTGACCGATCAGATTGAGGAATTCGCTGATGAGCAAGAGCAGATGCTCACTCAGTTGCCTCTTGGTGGTTCGCAGTACATCAAACTCTGGTACGACGACAAGAAGAAGCGTCCTTGTGCCCAGTTCTTGCCGATTGACAACGTACTTGTGCCGTTTGCTGCAGGTAGTTTCCACACTGCCCAGCGTGTGACGGAAGTTGACGACATCTCCGAATACGAATTCAAGCGTCGGATTGACTCTGGTCTGTACCGAGACATCAGTTTCATTCGGGCGACGATGGATCCTGAGCCTACTGGCGCTCAGAAGGCCACAAACAAGATTGAAGGCAAGTCAGAGAACGACAACGAAGATGGTGTCCGCCGCGTGTATCACATCTACACATGGCTGGAACTGGAAGACGACCCGATTACGAAGGGTGAGTCGGCTCCGTACATCCTGATGATTGATGACTTGGGCTCAGAGGTCATTGGTCTGTACCGGAATTGGGAAGAGGGCGACGACACGATGACGAAGCTCGACTGGATTGTCGAGTTCAAGTTCATCCCGTGGCGTGGAGCATACGGTGTTGGTATCCATCACCTCATTGGAAGCCTATCTGCGGCCGCTACAGGCTCTTTACGGGCCTTGCTGGACTCTGCCCACATCAACAACGCTGCAACGCTCCTGAAGCTCAAGGGCGCGAAGGTATCGGGTCAGTCTCAGCAGGTCGAAGTGACGCAAGTTGCCGAGATTGAGGCGGCTCCAGGCGTGGATGATGTGCGCAAACTGGCAATGCCGATGCCCTTCAACCCGCCAAGCCCGGTACTTTTCGAGCTTTTGGGCTGGTTGACGAGTGCTGCTAAGGGTGTGGTGACGACATCGGAAGAAAAGATCGCCGATGTCAACGCCAATGCGCCTGTTGGGACGACTCAAGCCCTGATTGAGCAGGGTGCAGCGGTTTTCTCGAGCATTCACGCCCGTTTGCACAAGTCTCAGGGCCGAGTTCTCAAGATTTTGCAGCGTATCAACCGCTGGTATCTGGAGGACATGCGCCGCGGCGAGGTTGTAGAGGATTTGGACATCAAGCGGGACGACTTTGCTCGTTCTACTGACGTCATTCCTGTTTCTGACCCGCATATCTTCTCTGAAACCCAGCGGATGGCTCAGACCCAAGCGGTCATGACCATCATGGAGAAGAATCCTGACCTGTTTAACCGCAAAGCAGTGGTCATGCGGTTCTTGAAGCAGATCAAGGTGCCTCAGATCAATGAGTTGATGCCTGATACGCCTTCTCCTGAGAAGCAAGACGCGGCAAATGAGAACGTCATGATGACTATTGGTCAAACGGCGTTCGCATACCCAGAACAGGATCACTTGGGCCATATCCAGGCGCACTTGGACTACGCCAAAGACCCGGTGTTTGGTGGAAGCCCGTTGATCGCTCCGGGCTTCTTACCGAAGGCGATGGAGCACATCAAGCAGCACTTGGCTTTGTGGTACTTGAACCGTATGAACGGATATGTGCAGAAGTCTCTGGGCGAGAAGCCTGAAGAGTACGCACTGCTGGCCGATCCGAAGCCGATTGACAAGATTATTGGGGTGTCGTCGCAGCATGTGGTGATGGATACGGAGCAGACGCTGGCGGGCATCATGCCGGTGATCCAGAAGATGGTTCAGACGATGCAGCAGTTCAAGCCGAAGCCTGAATTGACGCCGGATGGACAGGTGTTGTTGCAGACCTCTATGGCTGAGACTGAGCGCCGTAAGGCTCGAGATCAGGCAGAGATGCAACTGAAGGGACAAGAGTTGGAGTCTGACATTCAGATGCAGATGAAGAAGCTGCAGGATGAGCAGGCTCTGGCTATGGAGGAACTCCAACTGAAACTGGCCATCGCTCAAGGTGATCAGGAGATGAAGGAGCGCATCGAGACGGCCCGTTTGACGCGGGATGCGGCTAGGTTGAGACACGACCAAGACAAGACCGTCATGGACTTTTCAACGAAAGGAAACCAGTATGGCTACCAGTGATACCGAGCAGAAGAGCATTCTTGTGCCCCAGCACAAGCGCATGGCGATGGGTGCCCCGGTTACCGGGCAATCCATGCAAGGCAACGACAAGCCCAAACAAGGAGCACTGACGCAAGCAGCAAAAAAGAAGTAAGTGGCAACGATATCGGACCTGATCGGCGGGATAAAGGCGCGGCAATCTGAGATTGCTGGATCTCTTGCAGTGGGAAACGCTACTAATTGGGAGTCTTATCAACGCATGGTCGGGCACTACTCGGGGCTCAAAGAAGCCCTGGACATATTAGAAAACTTGATGAAGGAAGACGATGAGTAATCAACCGGAAGCTGCTAACGCGGCTGAGATGGCTTGGGCATTTCCGAGCGTGGACCCCGGTGCAAAACCTCTAGGTGGGCGTATTCTTGTGCAGTTACGCCGTACCAAAAAGAAGGCAACAAGTGCCGGGATTATCTTGGTGGAAGAAACCAAGGAAACCGAAAAGTGGCAGAACATGGTGGCAAAGGTGATCGAGATCGGTCCCTTGGCATTCAAGCACCGCGACACGATGGTTGCGTGGCCTGAAGGCTCTTGGTGTGTCCCTGGAGACTACATCCGAGTGCCGAAGTGGGGTGGTGATCGCTGGGAAGTCAAAGTTCCCGGTGACGATGATCTTGAAGATCCCGCCCTGTTCATGGTGCTGAATGACCATGAAATCATCGCCAAACTCACTGGTAACCCCCTGGCAATGAAGGCTTTCCTATGACACAAGAAAAAGTTGAAGACATCCCCGTTACTGAAGAAAAAGACGGTTCTGCAACGGTAGAACTGCCTGATGAGCTTGTCACTGAAGACTCTGCTGACGAGCCCGAAGTTCAGGTATCTCAGGATGATGGGGATGCTGACCAGCCCGGTGATACTGATGCGGTGCGAGAAGCCCGCAGGAATCGCCGTAAGGCTAAGAAGGAATACATCAAGCGCACCAACGAAGAGAAAGACCAGCGATTGGTCTTGCTTCAGCGTGAGAACGAAGAGTTCCGCAGACGTCTAGCCGAAGTCGAGAAGAAGAGCCAAGGGTTTGAATTGGCTCGACTGGACAAGGCGATTGAAGACGAAGAGTTGCGCCTGAAGTATTTTGATGCCAAGCGCCGCGAAGCCATCAATAACTCAAATGGTGATGCTTACACACAGGCCAGCAACAGTTATGAGGAGGCTCGGCGTAAGTACGAGGCAATGAGGGCTCTGAAAGAGCGTGCATCAAAAGCCGAATCGGAGCCTCAAGCAGATCCCAAGATGTTGCGGCATGCAAAGAGTTGGATGGAGTCCAATTCTTGGTATGACCCAAATGGCAGCGACGAAGACAGCGAGATCGCCAAGGTTATTGATGCCAAGCTCGCAAAAGAGGGCTACGACCCTGCTTCTGCAGAGTATTGGGACGAACTTGACGCTCGCTTGCAGAAACGTCTGCCGCATCGTTATACTCAATCACAAGACGAACCCAAAAGGAGGCCAAGGAGTTTTGTAACTGGATCTGGACGCGAGTCAACTAGTGGCCGACAAGGCAACACTTTCGTACTTGAGCCTGAACAGGTAAGAGCAATGAAAGAGGCTGGATTCTGGGATGACCCAGCAATGAGGGCCAAGATGATCAAGCGTTACGCCCAAGAAGCACGAAACAACCGAGGTTAATCAAATGGATCAACGTCTTAAAAAGTCTCTGTCAGCAGGTGGCCGCGAAACTCGTGCTAGTGAGGACGCATCCCGCCGAGCCCCAGAGGAGAAGTTCATGTCAGCGCAGGAACGTCGGAAGATGTGGAGCGATGAGTGGACACAAAGTGCGCTGCCAAAGGTTCCGGAAATGCCCGGATGGCACCTTTGCTGGCTCTCAACCACCAATGCTTACGACAGTATTGATAAGCGGATGCGACTTGGGTACGTTCCCGTGAGAGCGGATGAGTTCCCTGGGTTTGAAAATTACCGCGTCAAGGCTGGTGAGGATATTGGTTTTATCGCATGCAACGAGATGCGTCTGTACAAGATCCCTATGGATGTGTATCAGGACATCATGCTGCAGATGCACCACGAGATGCCCAACGAGGAAGCGGACAAGATCCGTGTCCAAGTTGAGAGCATTCAAGGTGCCCGCGACAGTTCAGGCAAGAGCCTGGGCAGGGTTGAAGGCGAAGGCTTTGGCGATCTCGACCGAAACGTGCAAACCCCAATCTTTCATGGGTGATGGACACAAGGTCAACGCATGGACTACGCTTTAACATATAACCGACTCATCGCAAAAGCGCGGCAGCGCTCTGCGGTAGATGGCTATGTTGAGCGTCATCATGTATTGCCCAAAGCACTTGGCGGAACTGATGATAGTAGCAACATCGTTGCCTTAACAGCGAGAGAGCATTTCATCGCTCATTTGCTGTTAGCTCGCATGCATGGTGGATCAATGTGGTTTGCATTAGCCATCATGAGGAAAGACGGCAGGGGATCGTCAAGATCATTTGCTGTAGCAAGGGCAAAGTTGTCTAGTTTGATGATTGGTAACTCTAAAACACTTGGTCGTAAAGCCTCTGATGAGGAGCGAGAGAAGATGTCTGCGGCCCGCAAGGGCAAACTAGGAAGGAAATTGACTAGCGAGCAGAAACTTCACTTAAGTGCGATCAACCAAGGCAAGTCATTCTCAAAAGAACATCGTCAAAAGTTGTCGGAAGTTCAAAAAGGATTGGCAAAGCCGGAAGGTTTTGGTGCCAAAATATCATCCGCTTTGCGTGGCAAGCCTCGCTCTGAGGAAACAAAGAGAAAGCTATCCATGCATTACGCTGCTCTTCGTGAAGCCAAAAAAGTTTTGGACAATGTATCCATTTATTCTCAATCTAAGGAGTTGACATGAGTGCTACTAATGCACCTTTTGGCCTCCGCCCCGCTTTCCATCCCTCTGGTCTGGATCGCGCACAGGCGCTGGCTAACGGTATTCAAGCTGTCTCTACGAGCGGCAACGTCTCTGCTGGCTATGCCACGAACATCCTGAAGGGTCAGCCCGTCAAGATGGACACTGGCGGCTACATCGTGGTTGCCGGTGCTGGCGATGCGTTCCTTGGCGCCTTTGCGGGTGTTGAGTGGACTGACTCGACTGGCCGTCGGCGTGTGTCTAACTATTGGCCTGCCAACGAGTCGTTCCAAGTCGGCTCTGTCGTCGCCTATTTCTACAACGATCCCAACATCGTTTATGAGATCCAGGCTGACGGCACGCTGCTGCAAACCTCGATTGGCGCTGAAGCTGACCTGAGCAACACGACCGCTGGTTCTACGACCACTGGCCTGTCTCAGTGCACGCTGTCCACTACCCTTGTGGCGTCGCCTAATACGGCGCAAATGCGTATCGTGGATATCGCCCCGTACCCCGACAATGCTTGGGGAGATGACTATGTAATCGTCCGTGCAACCATCGCCGAATCTCAATTCGCTGGTGTTGCTGGTACGGCTGTTTAATAAGGAGGGCAGATCATGGCAGCCCCGATGCGCAGTACCGACTTTCGTTCAATCGTTGAGCCTATCCTCAACGAATGCTTCGATGGTGTGTATGACCAACGTACCGATGAGTGGTCGCGTGTTTTCCGCGAGCAACAAGGTATCCCCCGTAACTACCACGAAGAGCCGGTTCTGTACGGCTTTGGCGCGGCTCCGCAGTTGCCTGACGGCACTCCGGTTTCGTACCAGCAGGGTGGTGTTCTGTTCCTGAAGCGCTATGTGTACAACGTGTATGGTCTGGCCTTTGCGCTGACCAAGGTGCTCGTTGAAGACGGCGATCACATCCGTATTGGTCAGGTGTACGCCCGTCACCTTGCCCAGTCGCTGATCGAGACGAAGGAAACGCTGTCGGCCAACGTGCTGAACCGCGCTTTCAATAGCTCGTATCCTGGCGGCGACGGTGTGCAGTTGAACAGCGCTTCTCACCCCATCGTGAATGGCACGTTCTCCAACCTGCTGACGACTGCAGCCAACCTGTCCCAGACCTCTCTGGAGCAGATGCTGATCCAGATCCGTCAAGCGGTGGACAACAACGGCAAGAAGATCCGTCTGGTTCCTCGCCAACTGGTGGTGGCTCCTGGCAACGTCTTCCAAGCTGAAGTGCTGCTGAAGAGCGTTCTGCGTGCCGGTAACGCGAACAACGACATCAACCCGATCAAGTCTATTGGCTTGCTTGATGAGGGTGCTGCTGTTCTGTCGCGTCTGACCAATGCTTCGGCATGGTGGGTTCAGACCGATGCTCCGGAAGGCATGAAGCTGATGATGCGCCGCAAGCTGGAGAAGACGATGGAAGGTGACTTCGAAACTGACTCGATGCGCTACAAGGCCACCGAGCGTTTCGACGTCGGCTTCACCGATCCTCGGGCCATGTACGGCACTCCTGGCGTCTAAGTAAAAGTGGGGGCCTCGGCTCCCACTCCTCTAAGGAGTAAAGACAATGGCACAGACCTATATTGGGTCCACGCTGCGCACTGGCTCTGGTACGTTGACTGACACCACCGACGGCGGATTTGTTGTCGTAAGTCAGACCACGACGGTTACCACGGTTGCTGCGGGTACGGCGTCTAGCGCCACTATCACTCTGCCTGCGAGTTCACAGATCATCAGCTTCTTTGTTGATACTGTGCAAGATGAGGTGGTTGGTGGTGGAACTGCAACTGCGATTGCGATGACTATTGGTACGGCTGCTGCGGGGACGCAATATGTGTCCTCGACTGACGTTATCGGTGGTGGTCGGATTGCTCTTACGTTCACTGCTGCTCAATTGGCCGCGATGGCTAACGTCGGTACGTCTACCAGCGTTGTCATCACTGTCGATCCAAACGGCACCATTTCCACCACGCAGGGCATCTACCGCTTGACGGTGGTCTACGCCCAGAAGGTTTAAGGAGGTTCGATATGGGCCAATTTAAGCCGATGGTGAAGATGTCCACGACGGAGCCTTCAGTCGAACTGAAGCTCAAGAGTGGTGGCGCGGTGAAGATGCAGACTGGTGGTGCGCTTGCCGCTACGCCTGCTGCTGGTCCTGCTATGCGTGGTCCGGCTCGCGGCGGAATGATGCCTGCTGCTGCCCCTGGGAAGCCTTCTATGGCTGCTCGGCGCCGTGCGATGATGGCTGGGCCTACTGGTGCTGCTCCTGCGGCGCCTGTGGGCATGGCTGGTCGCATGATGAAGGAAGGTGGCGAAACCAAGTCCGAGCACAAAGCCGAGATGAAGAAGTTCAGCAAGCTGGAAGGCGAGTTGAAGTCTCATGAAGGCAAGCCTGCGTCCAAGGCCCACAAGGGCTTGAAGACGGGTGGCGTTGTGAATGGTCAGGCTGGCTTCAAGTCTGGCGGCATCATCAAGTCCACTTCTGGCAAAACCAAGGTGGATACCGCAAAGCCTGATAACTCACCTGCCAAAACTGGTGATGTGAAGATGGGCAACGCTGGTGGTTATGCTACTGGTGGCGTGGCGAAGGCAAATGCTGGCGGCTACAAGAAAGGTGGCGCAGCAAAAAAAGCCTACGCCACGGGGGGTCTTGTTGACACCGGACGTCCCGTGGCGATGCCTCAAGGCGCGAAGAAGCCTTCGAAACCTGTAAGCATCAATCAACTGTCTGGCACCTTCAAAAAGGGTGGGGCAGTGATGATGAAAGAAGGAGGTAAGGCTGATGTGCCTCCCAAGGGTGTTGAGGATACGATTCAGACTGCACGAAACGAACGGGACTACAAGGCCTGGGAGAAGAGTCAGGCTGAAGAGAACAAGGCCATGTCGCAAGGCGTTGGTAGCATGTTCTCAGCGATTCCTCGCAAGTTGAAGGAAATCTTCTCGCCAGCCAAGGCCGCTAGTGCGCCAGGGTCAGTGACAAAGACTGAAAAGTCTGTAACAGTCACTCCAAAGAAGCGCGGCGGGGCCGTTACCTGCTGAACCAAGTGGGGGCTTCGGCCCCCGCTTCTCCTTTGAGGCTGCTATGAAGCTGCAAACTGTTTCCAAGACTGGCGTTGGCTCCAGTTCCGCATTGGTCATGAACACCAACATTTCCCCGTTCAATGTGGGGTTTGGGGTGATTGTGACTGGCACGGTCAACTACACCGTGCAACACACGTTTGATGATCCTGCATCATCTTTCTCAACGTGGTTCTCTCATCCGACGATTGCCTCACAGGCAGCGAATGCTGATGGCAACTATGCCTTCCCGGTGACTGGCATCAAGGTGCTGGTGAATTCTGGGTCTGGTACGGCCACCCTGAAGTTGATTCAAGCCGGTATCTGATCATGGCTTACGTTGGTTACACCGACGTTGCTAATCAGGCGAATACGTCTGACGGATTTGCTGCTAACGTCAATGCTGTCAACGTAGTTGGCGGTAGTGTTGGAGCAGATGTTGGCGATGATGGGGTTGTTGATCTCTACGGGGTGACACCCGTAGTGACCTTCTACATTGCTGATGAGACATCTCCTGGGTATGTACTGCAGGAAGATGACTCAAAGATCATTAGAGAGGCATCGTAATGTCAGACCAGAAGATTTCAGCGATGCCCTCTGCGGCAACGCTAACGGGCGCAGAACTCATTCCATTGGTTCAGTCTGGCGCAAACGTCCAGGCGACACTCAATACGGTCACTGACTTTGTGCGTGACTCGTATGCGGCGTTTTCTGACTTCACTGACCAGCCTGCAACGCTTGCCAATACGGCATACGCGATGACGTTCAACACCACTGACTATTCAAGTGGTATCACGTTGGTGTTGAACTCTCGGATCACGGCATCTCAGACTGGGGTATACAACTTCCAGTGGAGTGGTCAGTTTGAGAACACGCAGTCGCAAGAGCATGATGTGCGTGTTTGGATCAAGATCAACGGCAACAACGTAACTGGTTCCACCGGATACATCTCTGTGCCGTCATCTCACGGCGGGGTGAATGGTCACATCGTGGTGGGGTGGAACTACTACATCACGCTGAACGCTGGAGACTACGTTCAACTGTTCTGGGAGGCAGACAACACGAATGTCTCCCTTCAGACGTATGCCTCTGGAGCGAATTACCCCTCAACGGCTTCTGTAATTGCAACCATCAACAGGGTGCATTGATGCCGGCAAGAAGCAAAGCACAGTTCCGCTTCATGAAGGCGGCCGAAAACAACCCTGCATTTGCCAAGAAGATGGGCATCAGCCCTATGGCGGCGGGTGAGTTTACTGAAGGCAACGTCAAGGGCAAGAAGTACTCTAAGTTGCCTGAGAAAAAACTCAAGCGAGGCGGCTGTTGCTGGTGAAACATGGCAAAAAATGTCAGTTTGGCTGTTGGAAGAGGCGAAAAACTGTCAGTTGCCCGCGGTGCTGGCCTGACTCAGAAGGGTCGAGAGAAGTACAACCGCGAGACTGGTAGTAACCTGAAGGCTCCACAGCCTCAAGGGGGTTCCCGTAGAGACTCGTTCTGCGCGAGAATGGGCTCTATCGCTGAAAAGAGCGAGAAGGGAAGCCGATCAAGGGCATCAATGAAGCGCTGGAACTGTCCGGGGTGGTGATGAAGCAAGAACTGTCAGATTCCACTAAGCATGTAGTCGATGCGTTGTCTATCGCTACTGTTTTGGGGACGCTTGTGGAGTTTCTTCCATCAATTGCTGCGTTGTTTACGATTATTTGGACTGGGATCCGTATTTGGGAGACAGATACGGTCAAGAGTCTCTTCGGAAGAGAGTAAACAATGGCTTACTCGGGAACTGTTGGTCAGACGGTCATCTCTGTCCAGACTCTGATTGATCACGGTGCCCGTAGATGCGGGAAGCTGGCAGAAGAATTGACTTCTGAGCAGGTTCTGTCGGCCAAAGAGTCTCTCTTCTACCTGCTGTCTAGCCTGATCAACATCGGCATTCAGTATTGGGCGATTGGCAAGACCGTCATTGGTCTGCAAGCAAACAAGTACATCTACGACCTTCCTTTGGGGTCTAACGATGCTTTGAATGTTCTGTATCGCAGAATGAACAGGCCCACGCCTAACAACACGGGTGGGTATAGCACCAGTGCTGGCGGTACTGTTGCGAATGCGTTTGACAGCAACATAGATACGGTATTCACGCAGAGTTCTACAAACGGTACGGTGACGGTTGACTATGGGACCAGCAACACGGTCTACATCGGGTCAATTGGCATTCTTCCTGCCACGACTGCGACGGTGAATGTCATCTTTGAATACTCGGCAGATGGCATAACTTGGTCTACCTTGTACGACCCAGGTGCTACTGCATGGGTAGATGGCGAGTGGATTTGGTACGACATTGATCCTGGGCAGAACGTCCAGTATTACCGTATGCGTGCCACTGGTGGCAGCACGATCAGTGTGCGTGAGTTGTACTACGGGAACAACTCAACAGAAATCACGATGGCTCGTCTGAATCGTGATGACTACACCAACCTGCCAAACAAGAACTTCACGGCCAATCAGCCGTTCCAGTTCTGGATGGATCGCACGATTCCTTTGCCGAAGCTGTATCTGTGGCCGGTGCCGTCAGACCCCTTCGTTCAGATGACTGTCTGGTACTCCCGACAGATTATGGATGTGGGCGATCTGTCAGGAGAACTGGAAATCCCTCAAAGATGGTTCCTCGCTATCCAGAGCATGCTGGCTCACCAGATGAGCCTGGAGTTGCCCGGGGTTGATGTGGCGCGGATTCAGTACCTTGAGGGTCAGGCCGAGAAGTATCTGCAGCAAGCCGAGCAGGAAGAGCGCGATCGTTCGCCCATTTACATGGCGCCGAATATTCTGCCCTATACACGCTGATGATTGAAGCATAATAGGGGAATGAACTTGCTTGAAGGCTTTCACAATCATCACATCATTCCTAGATACAAGGGAGGCTCAGACTCGCCTGAGAATCTCGTGTTGCTGCATCCCATAGACCATGCAATCGCGCATCTGGTGCGGTTCAAAATCTATGGCAACCCTGCTGATGGATGGGCATACAACCGCATTCTCAATGGCCTGAAAGATGAACTGATCCCAAACCGCAAAGGCATTCCTAAGCCCTACATGAGAAAGCCCAAGTCTGAGGAGACTAAGGCAAAGATGTCTGCTGCGTCCAAGGGAAAGAAAAAGTCGCCTGAGGCCGTAGAGAAAATGCGTCAAGCGTTAAAGGGCCGCGCCCCGACCGAAAAGCAACTAGAGTGTCTTTCTTTGGGAAGAGCCCGCCCAGATGGATATGTCAGTCCGCTTAAAGGCAAATCTCGCTCTACTCCGTGGTTGATTGGCAGGGAGCCTGTCAACAAAGGAAAGGCAGCATCGGAAGAAACCCGCGCCAAACTGTCTGCTGCCAAAAAAGGTCGCAAGCAGACGCCGGAGCAGGTTGCCAAGCGAGTCGCTTCTCGTCGCGCTACTTTGGCGGCTCAAGGAAGGACTGTGTGATGCCGCGCTTTCTTGACACCCTCGGTAACTCAGACATAGCGATTGCAGTGTGTGACCGCTGCAAGATGAAGCGTGCTCATTCGGTGATGAGGTCTGACCCGAACTTTCCAGGCTTGCAGGTCTGTAATGAGGGATGTGCGGACGAGTTTGACCCTTATCGTTTGCCTGCTAGGAAGACAGAAAAAATCACGATCAGGTTCCCAAGACCTGATGTCAGCGTGGCTGTGACGGACGATAATCTGGTTACGACCGGATATGGCGGCTATGTGATCTCAACACAGCAGAACGACGACACGCCAGAGAACAACGGCAATCTGGATGGAATTGAGGTTCAACCTTAATGGCTAACGTAACCATTACCTCATTGCCGACTGCTGGGCCGATTACTGGAACTGAGTCAGTTCCTATTGTCCAGAACGGTCAGACGGTTCAAACGACGACTGCGGCTATTGCTGCTTCGCCTAGTCAGAACCAGACCTTTCTGACGATCAACAGCGAAGCCACTCTTCCGAATAGTAGATATTTGTCTACCAACACTGGCTTGGGGCTTACAGATGGGGGAGCACTGTCCTTCTATCGTATCTCCCTTAACAGGGCCGCTGGAAGCCTAGAAACGGCTCTGACGGGCATTGTTGCGAAAGACACGGCCTCTACTGTTGTTGCAAGAACTCTGCAGGCCAGCGGGGCTGGCTTGTCTGTGGCTAATGGCAATGGCGTTTCTGGAAACCCCACGTTCTCCCTGACGGGGACTGTTGGCTCGCTGTCCAACGTAGCGAGCCCCGGAGTTTTGGCTACCGATGGAAGTTCGGTGAGCCCGCGGTTGATCCTTGGAACTTCTGACGAGATTGCCGTCACTGACGGTAACGGGGCTACAGGCAATCCGACGATAGGACTGGCCAGCAATCCTATTGTCCCTGGAACTGGCGGCATGCGGCTACCAACGGGGACGACGGCGCAAAGAAACCCCAACATCAATGGTTATTTGCGGTACAACTCCGAGCTTGGCATTTTTGAGGGATACGCTAATGGATCGTGGCAAACAGCCATGGTTGGTGGCAATGTCACCTCTGTGAATGTTAGTGGTGGTGCGACGGGGTTGACGACCTCTGGAGGTCCGATAACGACGGCTGGGACTATCACCCTTGGCGGGACATTGAATGCGGCTAACGGCGGTACAGGGCTATCCAGCTACACAATCGGCGACATCGTGTACGCCAGTGGCGCGACGACTATTACTAGGCTTGCTTTGGGCGCTCAAGGTCTGGTATTGAAGGCGGGCGCATCGGCTCCCGAATGGGGTGCTGTGACTGGCGGGACGTTCTAAGGAATCCAAATGGCACAGGTTGGCTTTACCCCTCTTCTGATCTACGGCAGTGGAACCAATGGCAACACGCCATCCGCAGGGAACCTGACCACGAGCGCATCTGGCGTAGAGCTGGCTATCAACTACTTCGACGGGAAGTTGTTCTACAAGGATAACGCTGGTGTAGTTCAAGTCCTGGCCACAAAGGCTACAGGGTCAATTGGCGGCAGCAACACTCAGGTTCAGTACAACAGCAGCGGGGCCTTAGCGGGCTCCGCAAACCTGACGTTTGATGGGACTACGCTGACGGCCAATGCGCTGACGCTGACGAGTGCCTTGACCACGGCCAATGGGGGCACCGGGCTTTCCTCATTTACTGCTGGCGACATCACATACTACGCCACAGGAACGGCGCTCACGAAGCTCGCTATCGGGGCTACAGGGCGTTATCTGTCAAGCAGTGGGACAGCACCTCAATGGACCGCCCCTGCTGCGCTCACAAAAACGGATGACACCAACGTCACGTTGACACTTGGTGGGAGTGCGGCCACGGCTCTGTTGAATGCCGCGTCAATCACCGCTGGATGGACTGGCCAACTTTCTATTGCCAGAGGCGGTACGAATGCTACGGATATCCCCACTGCCGGGGCTGTTGCATATGGAACCGGAACCGCATACGCCTTTACGAGTGCTGGATCTTCTGGCCAACCGCTGTTGAGCGGTGGTGTTGGTGTTCCTACTTTTGGGACGCTGGCCACAGGTGCAGGCGGGACTGGGTTGACTTCCTATACGGCAGGAGACTTGATCTATTACGCTGCTGGCACGGCATTTACCAAGCTAGGTATTGGGGCGTCAACGACCATCCTGACCAGCACTGGTAGCGCTCCTCAATGGAGCACGGCTTCTGGGATCACGGTAGGGACAGCCACAAACCTTGCAGGAGGCACGGGCGGATCTGTCCCGTACCAGTCGAGTGCAGGGGCGACGACCTTCCTGGGGATTGGGTCGAGTACCTTCCTTTTGACTTCAACAGGGTCTGCGCCTCAGTGGTCAAACCCTACAGGCGTGACAGTTGGGACGGCCACAAATGCCGTGAACATTGGGGTTACGGCCAACGCTACGAATGCAACCAATTATTTGACGTTTGTATCAAACACAACAGGTAATTTACCGCAACTTGTTAACTCATCAATCTCGTGCAATCCGAGTACCGGGAGTATCACTGGCGGTATTTCTGCTGGTACTTTCTAAGGAACTGAAATGCCTCAGACCAATTACACTCCGATCCTGATTTACGCCAGTGGCACGACTGGTAACACGCCTTCTGCAAGTAACCTGACGAACAGTTCCGGTGGATCGGAAATCGCCATCAACTACTTTGATGGCAAGCTGTTCTACAAGGACAACGCTAATGTGGTGCAGGTTTTGGCCTCAAAGGCTACTGCAACGATAGGCGGCAGCAACACCCAGGTTCAATTCAATAGCTCAGGTTCGCTAGCTGGTTCCGCGAATTTGACGTTCAATGGCACCACGCTGAGCGCGACGGCTGTTCAGGTCGACAACCTGAACCTCGATGCCAACACCATCAGCAGCACGAACACCAACGGCAGCATTCTCATCACGCCGAACGGTACCGGCCGCACGACAGTCACGAACCTGACTACCACCTCACCGCGCATCGTCACCGGCATCAACGACACCAACGGGAACGAGTTGTTCTTGTTCACTGCCACGGCCTCGGCGGTCAATGAGGTGACGTTGGCGAATGCTGCAGCGGGAAGTGCCCCTACGTTCACTGCGTCGGGCGGCGATACCAACATCGACTTGGTTGTTGCTGCAAAGGGTACGGGACAGGTCAAGGAAACAGTAGCCAGCGCGAACTGGGCTCTTGCTAGTCAGTACGACGTAGGCACCGAGCCAAACGACATCCCGGTCAACGGCTACCTTGGCTCAATGGCGTATCAGGACGCTTCGTATGTGTCCGTTGTGCAGCTTAACGCCGGGACGGTGAATGCGACGACCCTTCAAGAGCAAGGAAGACCTGCAGTCACCAGCGCGGACGTTGGCACCGGGGCAAACCAAATCCCGCTGAACCAGTACCTTGGCGCTCTGGCGTATCAGGACAGTATCTCAACGCTTCTGGCCCCGAGCGGCGGCATTACGCTGGGCACGGGAACCATCTGCAAGGGCACGTTTGAAAACAATGACGGCGTCAAAAGCGCAACGATCATTCTTGATCTGACGGGCTTGACTGACGGGGGTACGGCTGGGGACATCATTGGCAGCACAAGCACCTCGATTGACGCTACAAAACAGCCCGCGTTCATTGCGCGGTTGCCGGTGGCGTTCACCGTGTTGGGCGGGCGTATGACCTGCTTGGAGGCTCCGGCAGGGGGTGGCACTGACATCGACCTCTATAGCGCCACAGAGGGCACCGGGGTTCAAGACAGCGCCATTACCGCGTTGACAGAGACGCAGATAGTCAACGGTGGCGTGCAAGCACTGGGGACTGTTTCATACTTCATTGCCGACCCAGCGGCTCAGTCTTACCTGTACATGGTGAGCCAAGGCACGGGAGCAGCCACGTATACGGCAGGGCGCTTCTTGATCGAAATCTTTGGAGTTTAATCATGAGCGTGTTGAATCTGTACCCAACCGTTAGACCCACACTGTCGTTTGATTTTGTAAACGCTGGGGTGCTTGATCCTTCGGTCACGTTCACTCGTCCGACCAGCGCGACGTATTTTGACGAGACGGGCATCCTGCGGGTTGCTAATCCAAACACGCCACGCTTCGACTACAACCCATCGACGCTTGCTGCACAGGGCTTTTTGATTGAGGAGTCCCGCACCAATTTAGCGCTGCAAAGCGAAGATTTTGCAACGACTTGGACCGTCACTGGCGCTACTGTTTCAGCAAATGCTACCAGCGCACCGTCTGGCACTACTACGGCTGACAAACTTCAAGAAGATACGTCAACAGGTTCTCATTTAGTCACTCAAAACATTACGTTTACTGCCGCTTCTCACACAGCGTCAATTTTTGCAAAAAAAGCAGAACGTGACTGGATACGAGTGTTGTTTTTTGACGGGACAAATACTTTTAGCGCATTTTTTAATCTGAACACTGGCACCGTTGGAACAGTAACAGGAACTGGTGCAACAGCTTCAATTCAGAACGTCGGTAATGGCTGGTACAGGTGCGCTGTTACGGCTACCGCTTCGGCTGGATCGGGGTCTTTTGCTCCGCGTGTAGCGCTGGCAGACAACAACAGTTCATACGCAGGCTCAACTGGCTCTGGCATCTTCATCTGGGGCGCTCAACTCGAAGCCGGCGCTTTCCCAACTTCGTACATCCCCACCACGACCACAGCCCTCACGCGCTCTGCTGATGTGGCGTCGGTGAATACGCTGAGCCCTTGGTTTAATAGTGTGGCTGGGACGTTGTATTCTGAGTCTCAACTGACCCGGCAAAACGCAACAGCCGGTTTGAATACATTTTACATTTGGGACACCGGCACTTCTGAAATTAAAACTTTTTACAGGGCTTCTGGGGCCACTGGAGCGGCGGTAATTTCTTCTAGTTCACTTCAAGCTGACTTGACGCCGACGGCGGTAATACCGGCCAATACTATTACTAAGTTGGCGCTTGCTTATGCAGCAAATGATTTTGCTGCTTCAGGCAATGGAGGTGCCGCAGTAACTGATACAGCAGGAACGGTCCCGTCTGGGTTATCTCAGGTACTTCTTGGTGGCCCATCTGGCATTCTCAACGGCTACCTCCGCCGCATCACCTACTACCCCGTGCGTCTGACCAACGCTCAGTTGCAAAACCTCACCGCCTAACGGGAGCAAACGATGTCTCTTTCTGCAAACTTCCCAACCACGCGCCCGTCGCTGCTGTTGGATTTCGTCAACTCCGGGCAGATGGACCCGAGGATCACGTTCTCTCGTGCAAGTGGGGCAACGTGGTTCAACTCAGCGGGCACGCTGATTGGCGTGGATGCCAGCAGCACCAGCCTGACGGTGGGCACGGGCCAGCAGACGTTGACTTTGACGGCGACGGCGGGAGTGGATCGAGGCTGGATTGTGGGCACCTCGGTGCTGCTTTCTGCCAGCACGGTTACTAACACGATGACGGGCGTTGTGGTGAGCTACACCGCGTCTACACAGGTGTTGGTGGTGAACGTGGCTTCCGTGGTTGGGTCGGGCACTTACTCAACGTGGCAGGTGAGCAACCTGATGCCTCGTCTGGACTACAACCCCAGCACGCTGGCGGCTCAGGGGCTGCTGATTGAGGAGTCTCGCACCAACAGCATCCGCAACAACACGATGCAGGGTGCGGCTGCGGGGACGCCGGGGACGTTGCCGACGAATTGGCTTACTTTCACCACGTTGACCGGGTTGACGCGACAAATTGTTGGAACCGGTACTGAAAACGGCATTACTTACATCGATATTCGATTGAGTGGCACGCCAAGCGCGGCAGGAAGTTTTTCAATAGGTCCGGATTTACCTAATGTAATTGCTGCTGCATCTGGGCAAACTTGGGTTTCTTCGTACTATTTGAAATTAGCGGCAGGAAGTTTGACGGGCGTTTCTTCAACAACAGTTAGTGTTGATGAATACAACTCTGGCGGCAGTTATTTAACTGGTACGTTTACAGCAACGGCAACGTTAACTGGGGCTGCGTTGTCCACACAAAGATATTCTGCAACCAGAACTCTTAACCAAGCAACAACAGCGTTTGTTACGACTACAACTATTGTTAATTTAACCGGCGCAGCCATCGACATCACCCTGCGCATCGGCCTGCCCCAGCTAGAGCAGGGCGCGTTTGCCACCTCCGTCATCCCCACCACCACCACCGCGCTGACCCGTGCAGCCGATGTGGCTTCAGTGAATACGCTGAGTCCTTGGTTTAATGCGAGTGCTGGCACTTTCTTCATAGAGGCGGCGCTTGCAACCGTTTCAAGTTACCGGCCTATTGCTCAAGTTGACGATGGAGCAACAAACAATCGTATTTATTACGATTGCAACTCTGGCCCTATTCGGGTTGTTTCGACGGTTAGCGGTGTAAATCAATGCTTGATAAATCTAGCCTCCGTATCTGCCAACACGGTGTTTAAGGTTGCTGGTGGATATTCGTTGAACGATTACGCAGGCTCATTGAACGGTGCGGCTGTAGTAACTGACACCTCTGCGACTGTCCCAACAGTTGATAGGCTCCGAATGATGTCTGACGGTGTGAATCAAGGCGTGGGCTACCTTCGCCGCATCACCTACTACCCCCGCCGCCTGAGCAATGCCGAGTTGCAGGCCCTGACGGTATGACCTACGACCCCTTCGACCCATTCAACGAGGTGCCCATGTACTTTGACATCTTCCTGAAATTCACCGACGAAGCCGAGGCCAACGCGGCGCTGTTCACCGAGCAGACCAACGTGCAAGACGATGTGGTCGAGACGGTCTTGGTGCCCAAGTACGCGGCCATTGACGTCATCGGCACGATCTACAAGCCCACGGGCAACGTGCTGCCTGCCGAGGACGAAAGCGGCGAAGCGGTGGACGAGATGGCCCCGATTGACGGCTGGCATGTCAACGTGCGCCACACCGCCGAGGCTCCGGAGTTGGACGCCTACAAGGTCGCCCCGAAGGCTCCGGTGCGTGGGTGGGCGTAAATCATGGCTTGGTCAGACGTACTGAAAGCGATCATCCCCATCGTGGTGGCCTGTATCGCATGGCTGCTGGGGCAGGTGAACTCTTTCTCTGAGCGGCTGACCAAGATCGAGGGCAATATGCCTGCCCTCATCACCTCTACCGGCGTGCCCACTGATAGTCCCATCTCTTCTGAAAAAAGAGCCATCCTCAAAGAGCAGTTGATGAACCACATCAACGAACTGCAGGTTAAAGTCAGGCTCCTTGAAGAGCGCGAACGTATCAAAGGAGCCAAGTGATGCTTGAAGCCCTGTTCTCTTTTCTCGGCGGCTCTGTGTTCCGCATGGTGTGGGGTGAAGTTAGCGCTTGGTACAACAAGCGCCAGGACCATGTCTTTGAAATTGAGCGCCTTCGCCTTCAAGGCGATCTGGACGCCGCGCAACACACCCGCACGCAGGAGATGCTGCGCCTGCAAAACGAGCTTGGCATTCAGATGGTGGAGGCCAAGGCCGAAGCCGACATCGGTGTAGAAGAGGCAGAAGCCTTCACCAAGGCGATGCAGAATGCGTTCAAGCCCACGGGCTGGGCTTTCGTTGACATTTGGAACGGCATCATCCGCCCTGCTGCTGCTACCATCGCGCTAGCGCTTTGGATTCTGAAGCTCAACTCTCAGAACTGGCTGATGCAAGAGTGGGACATCACGCTGGCGGGGACGGTGCTGGGTTTTTTCTTTGCGGATCGGAGCCTTGGCAAGCGTGGAAAGTAAGGCTGTACAGGTGGCACGAGATCTATGTCTCGTCTTTGAGGGGTGCTACCTCAGGCCCTACCTTTGCCCTGCCAACGTCCCGACGATTGGTGTTGGAAGCACGTTCTACGAAAATGGCACGCGTGTATCGCTTGCTGATCCTGCGATCTCTCGTGAAAGAGCGATGGCGTTACTAGAGTGGGAACTGAACCATTGCCTGCCCAAGGTGTGCAGACTGTGCCCAACACTTAAAGATTGGGGTGAACAAGCCACGGGTGCCATTCTCGACTTCGCTTTTAATTGCGGAACAGGCGCACTGCAAAGCAGCACACTTCGTAAGTGCATCAACGCTGATGACCCGGACGGCGCTAAGACAGAACTGATGAAGTGGGTGCGCGGTGGCGGCAAGGTACTGCCCGGTCTGGTCAAGCGTAGAGCCGCAGAGATTGCTTTGCTGGGGTAACCAAGGGGTTAATAATGAAGCGCGAAAAACCTGTTTGGGACAAACCCCGGCCTAGTCGTCTGGAAGAGTCTAAGCCCCTAACTTCAAAGCAGAAGACGTCTGCCAAGCAAAGAGCCAGAGCCTCTGGTCGGCCCTACCCAAACTTGATAGACAACATGGCCGCGGCTAAGAAAAGGCAAGGAGGTTGGTGATGACTACCGCTGCCGTAATGACGTATTCCAGCTTGGCTGCTGACATTGAGTCATATCTGGAGCGCACTGATACCGCGACCATTCAGAAGATTCCAACCTTCATCATGCTGGCCGAGCAAGTCTTGGCGGCTGATCTGAAGTTTCTCGGGAACCTTACTGTGGCCACCTCAAACATGGTTCAGGGTCAAGCCACTATTGATAAGCCGGCTCGGTGGCGCAAGACTGTCTCAATGAACGTCACTGTCAATGGGCAGAGACAACCTGTGCTACTTCGCAAGTACGAATACCTGCGGGAGTATTGGCCTGATCCCACACAGGAAGACGCTCCTAAGTATTACTGCGACTACGACTACACGCACTGGTTAGTTGCGCCGACCCCGGATGACGACTATTCCTACGAGGTTCTGTACTACGAGCGTTTGGCGCCTCTAGACACCTCAAATCAGTCAAACTGGTTCACGCAGTACGCTCCCCAGGCCCTTCTGTATGGCTCTCTTTTGCAGGCGATGCCGTTCCTAAAGAACGACGAAAGAATGGGCATGTGGCAGGCGCAATATGATCAAATCGTCAATGTCCTGAAGACGGAAGACACGCTCAGGATTGGCGATAGGCAAGCTGTTGCGAAGGATTCCTGATGAGCTTCAATAGCCCCTTCGATGGAAACGTGATCCAGCCGGTTGACGTTTCTTATCGCAGCATCACCCTGTCGGCCAATACGACTCTTTCGTGGCCTATCAACGGTAACGCGACAGATAACTACGCTGCGCGGATCATGGACGTTACGGCGACTGCTGGGTCGCTGCAACTGGCCATGCCGCCCGCTAATCAGGCTTCTGTTGGTCAAGATGCCCTGATTCGCAACATTGGCGCAAACACCTTTGTTGTTACGGACTACGCTGGTAATACGATTGTTTCGATTGCTGCCAGCGAAGCAAAGTACATCTACATCAAGACCAATGCTACTACCGCGGGAACGTGGGGGATCATTGCGTTTGGTGTAGGAACGTCTAACGCTGATGCCTCGACGCTTGCGGGGTATGGCCTCAAAGCAATCAGCAACACGCTGAATTCTGCTTTCCCTGTAAATACGTTCTCTTCCAACTACACCGCAGCAGCTGCAGATCGAGCCAGCACTTATGTGTGGACTGCTGGCGCAGGAACGCTGACGCTGCCGGTAGCCACTACGGTTGGCGACGATTGGTACTTTTTGGTTCGCAATGGCGGGACAGGGACGCTGGCGGTTACCCCCCCTGGGGGAACGCTGATCAATGAATCTGCGAGCCTTGATATGCAGCCTGCAGACTCATGCTTGATTGCATGCTCAGGAACTGCGTACTACACAGTTGGCCTTGGGAAGAGCACGCAGTTCAATTTCACGCAGTTGACGAAGGCCGTTACAAGCGGCGCTTACTCGTTGACTGCGGCAGAGGCTTCAAACCCAATCCAGAAGTACACCGGGACTCTTACGGGCAATGTGACAGTCACTTTGCCTCAGACGATTCAGGTCTACTACGTTACTAACCAGACTGATGGAACTGGTTCCGGATATACCATTACCTTTACTACCGGCGTTTCTGGTGGAGGTACAGCCATTATTCCTGCGGGCCAGCAGGTGATCTTGCTATGCGACTCAGTTAATCTTCTGAATGCGTCAACGATTGCTGCCGGTGCGTCTGTTCTGTCACTTGACAACGGTAGCGCAGGAGCCCCGTCGCTGTACTTCGCAAGCGAAACATCTACTGGCATGTATCGGCCCGGGTCTGGTGAGATCGGAATGACTGTTTTGGGGGCCAAGAGATTTGGCCTAACGGCTACTGGATTGACTATCACAGGAACGGGTGTCTTCGCAAGCGGCGTTCAAGGCGGTGCCTTCTGATGACTGCAAAAGTCTTTGCCCTTGACACGAAATCTGGCATCCAGCGGGATGGAACTGTTTTTGACAAGCAGTTCTATAACGATGGGCGCTGGGTTCGTTTCCAGCGTGGAAGACCTCGGAAGATAGCGGGATATAGAGTTATCTCTAATCAACTGAGTGGGCCGTCCAGGGGCATTTGGGTCAATGCTCAGGACAGATTCAACTACATTTTTAGCGGCTACAGTGACGGATTGCAACAGCTTGTGATTGACGACAACGGCGTTGGCGCAGGCGTGTCTGACTTCACGCTGAGTAACTTCACTGCAAGTGCGCTTAACCTTTGGCAGTTTGATGGCTTTTACGATGTAGACGGATCTGGGAATGCTTCGTTGGTGGCGCATCCTGGGAGGAACTTGGGCGCAACAGATGCGACGGTAAATACACCAGTTCTGATTGGCGACATCAATGGGACTACGATGTCTCAGATTGGTGTGTTTACTGACACAGCAACTACATCAAGTGGTTTGCCTACAGTGACTCTGGCGGCAACCAATCTGTTGATCGGTGCAGGGCAGACTGTTACTGGAACTGGTATTCCTGCAAACACAACTGTTGTTTCTGTCTCCACGACGACGGTTACGCTATCCAACAATGCCACTGCCTCTGGTTCAGTGACCTTGACGTTCAACAACAATGTTGAGGTTTCTGGCGGTGTTGTGACACTGCATCCGTATGTGTTTGTCTACGGGAACAATGGCCTGATCAGGAACTGCTCTGCTGGGAATGCGCAGGACTGGGTTTCCGCCGACGCCAATGAAGTTAACGTGGCTACAGGGAAGTTCGTTCAGGGGCTTCCAGTTCGTGGTGGTTCTAACTCTCCGAGTGGTTTGTTTTGGAGCTTAGACAGTCTTGTCAAAGTGAGTTACATCGGTGGTCAGGGGACACCGACTCAGTATTGGCGATACGACATCGTTTCAAGTCAGTCGTCCATTCTGTCTAGTCAGTCTGCGATTGAGTACGACGGGGTGTACTACTGGTGTGGTGTGGATAGATTCCTTCTGTACAACGGCGTTGTGAAGGAAATCCCCAACGACATGAACCAGAACTACTTCTTTGACAACCTAAATTATGCGCAGCGTCAAAAAGTATGGGCTACGAAGGTTCCTCGTTTTGGTGAGATTTGGTGGTTCTATCCGCGGGGCGACTCCGTTGAGTGCAACGATGTGATCATCTACAACATCCGAGAGAACACTTGGTATGACGCTGGACAGGCATTAGGTGCCAGAAGGTCTGCGGGATACTTCTCTCAGGTATTCGCCTTTCCTGTTGCTGCTGGATGTGATGTGTCCGAAGAAGTTGAAGTCACAACTGCAATAGTAAACGCGACTTCTGGGAGCGATCTTCTGCTTCTAGACACCTACAACGTAGACGTTACTCTCGGTCTGATTATTTCAGGCATCAACATAGCCAGCGGCGCTACTGTCCAAGCCATTACCTCAAGCAACATAAAGACTCTTGGTGCGATTGTTGGGGGCTCTGGTTATCCAAACGCGATTTACACCAATGTTCCGCTTACAGGTGGTTCGGGTGCTGGAGCGCTGGCGACCATCACGGTTAGTGGCGGCTCTGTTACTACTGTGTCGGTAACTAATCCAGGCGCAGGTTATGAGAGTGGTGACTCACTGAGCGCAAGCAATACAAATCTCGGTGGCTCTGGAGCAGGTTTTGCTGTTCCTGTCTCTGCTATTTATGCACAAGGCATTGAGATGTCTTTGGTTGCAACAGGAACAGGATCAAGCACTGCTACGTTCAAAACAGAACCAGATCTCATCAACATCTACCAGCATGAATTCGGCGTCAATTCTATTGACGGCACGAACGTGACGGCCATTGAGAGCTATTTTGAGACGAATGATATTGGATGGGTTTCTGGTGGGCCTTCTCAGCCGACAATGGAAGGTGCAAATCGTTGGCTGAGGCTTGAGCGCGTTGAGCCAGACTTCATCCAAGAGGGTGATATGTCTCTGATCGTGACTGGAAGGCCTTATGCTCAATCAGAAGATGTTGAGTCAAATCCCTATACGTTTGCCCCAAATACGAACAAAATTGACATGAAGGAACAGCGCCGTGAATTGCGTCTCAAGTTCGTGTCAAATGTGGCTGATGGTGACTATCAGCTAGGTCGCGTGATCCTGAGCGCGGACATTGGTGATGTCCGAGGTTATTGATTCCCTGAAGGAGTAAATCATGGCGAACGCCATTTATCCGAAGTACAAGGAAGTTATCCTTGGCGCAGCAACCAACACGGACTTACTGAGTGGGACGGTCAAGGTTGCGCTGGTTGATACGGGAACGTACACCTACAGCGCATCTGACCAATACCTGACATCTCTGACGGGTGTTGTGGGTACTGCTCAGACGATTGGCGGGCCTAAGACGGTGACGAATGGTGTCTTTGATGGCGCAGATGTAACCTACACATCGGTGACAGGCTCCAGTGTTGAAGCATTGGTGATCTATGTAGACACAGGCACGGCCGCTACTTCACCGCTAGTAGCGTACATTGATACTGGTGTGACGGGCTTGCCGGTCACGCCCAATGGCGGCAACATAACAATTACTTGGTCAGTTTCGGGAATATTCTCGCTCTAAGCCCTATAATCTAGGGCATGAAAAGTACCCTGACCCGTAGTGAACAAGATGAACATGGTACATGGTGGTACATCCAGCGCGGAGGCACTCGACAGAGGGCCAAAGTCAAGGTTTGCCTATCCTGTGGCGACAGCTTTTTGGGCTATCCAACAGGCAGTTCGGATTACTGCTCCCCTGAGTGCTACCGCAAGAAATGTGGTCGATGCGGTGTTTTGTTTCATGCAAAAACCGTTCGCCACACGTATTGCTCAAACGAGTGCAAACTTGGATCGTTTAAGTGTGAAAATTGCGCCAAAACATTTGTCCCCAGTAAGAATGCTGCGGGTCGTTTCTGTAGCATTCAGTGTCATTACCAGTTCAGTTGCCCTGTTGGCACAATTCGTGATGCAGGCGCTGGGTACAAAATCATCAAAGTTCCTCCTGGCACCAAGGGGACCAAGAAGAAATACGGCCCAGGCGGAAATCAATGGATGCTTGAGCATCGCTGGGTCATGCAGCAAAAACTTGGCAGGGAGCTTGGGCCAAAGGAAAGCGTCCATCACATCAACGGAAAGCGCGATGACAACAGGCCTGAAAACCTTGAACTTTGGAAGCGATCTCAGCCTGCTGGGGTTCGTGCTTCCGACTATCACTGTGCTGGATGTAAGTGCTTCACGCTTCCGCGTGAATAATGCATCAGGCATCTTTGCACTCTAAGCCGTTTGAAAACTATTGCTGACCATAGGATGTAGACGATGGCTGACAACGTAGGGTATACCCCAGGCTCTGGCGCGGTAATTGCGGCCGACGACATTGGTGGCGTGCTGCATCAGCGCGTAAAAATTGGCGTTGGCGCGGACAACACGGCGGTTGATGTCTCTGATGAAAACCCGATGCCTGTCAGCACGCAGGGGTTGGACATCTTGCGTCGCATCGCGGCGCTGCTCAAACCGCTACAGCAAATCACAGGCGGGGGCTCTAATCGACTTTCTATTGACGTCAATAGCGGCACCGTCACTACGGTTGGCACAGTCACTACCGTCACCACCGTTACTACGGTCAGCACGGTGAGCAACGTGGCTGCATCCACGCTGACCAACATTGCAAACGTCTGGGGTTTTGACACCGCCAAAGCGATATCTCGGCAGGCCTACAATTCTGGCATTCGCGCAAGGATCTAAATCATGCCTAGCACTATTGTCCCAGTACTGGATCTTCCGTTTTTTGAGCTTTGCAACCAAGCCCCTGCTGCATCAGGCGCTACGGCAGCATTTGCGACTGCGGAAGATGGTGCTGACAGGTTTCTCTACTACCTTAGTGGCTCGGCGTTCTACCGCTATGACACGGAGATGGATACATGGCAGCAGTTGGCAAACCCCGGCGTTGCCCCTGCCACGCTTGTGTCGATGCGGCATACACGACGGCGCGGGTATCATGGGCGCGTTATTTCCGCTACAGCGTCTTCTGTTACGTTGCCTAACCTGCGTCAAAGTGAATTGACGGGGCAGACGATCCGAATTGAGTACGGCACCGGAGCGGGACAAGAGCGCACGATTACCTACACTGGCGAGACAACGCATGATTTTGGCGTTGTAACGGCAGCAACAGCGCTGGTCTTCACCGACTCGACCAAGAAGTGGCGCGTTAATCAGTGGGCGAGTTACACAATCGCCATCACTTTTGGTACTGGCGTTACGCTTTACCGCAAAATCCTGTACAACGATGCTACGGCAATCACAATTTCTGACGTCAACTTGATGCCGCACGACCCGTGGAATAACACGGATGTTTTGGCTACGTCTCCGTATGCCGTTCCTGCGGCGACTGCGGGCGCACAGACGATGTACCGCATCATTTCAGCGGACTTTTCGCTGAATTCAAACTGGACAGTTACACCGGATTCGACTTCGTACTTCACTACCTTGTCTGGCGGCATCTATTTGGTGTCGTCCGCTGCCGCAGCGCCGTTCTTCACGTTGCAGTACTACGATATTCTTGCGGATTACTGGTACAGCAAAACCTGCCCTCAAGGCATGCTCCTTGCGGCACTTGGTACGGACGTATCAATTGAACGTCTTGCCAAAGTCAGTACACCCCTGCTGGCATCCACTGCGGTAACTTCTGCGACTTCTCGTACTGTTACTGCTTCCTCTCTGACGCTTGCAAATGACCGCTGGGCTAACTGCCGACTTTTGATTGTTGGTGGTACTGGGGCTGGTCAAAACAGACGTATTGTGGGGAATAACACCACGACATTCTGGCTTTCTCGTCAGTGGGCAACGACTCCTGACGCTACCTCCACGTTTGAAATTTGGCCTGACTGGGATCGTTTGTACATGGCGGGCAACGCGGCCTCGGCGCTGTATGCATACTCGCCAGAGAACGATTACTGGATGCAGGGGCAGGCGTTTGACGACGGCGTAACGACAAACATCTCTGCTTCTCTGGGCAACGTCTGGATGCCTGTGGGTGTCTCAACAGGCGTTCGCATTGCTGCGGGCGTTACAGGTGTAGCCTCTGCTCCGACGGCAGGCGGCACCGGCTATGTCATCGGTGATGTACTGACCTGCTCGGTGGGCGGTACGGGCGCACAGGTAATTGTTACCAGCATCAACCCTGGTGGAATCGTGACGGGCATTGCGCTCGTGAACAGCGGTACTGCGACGGGCTTTACGGTCGGCACCGGGCGTGCGACAACGGGCGGTACGGGTACTGGCTGTACGATTGAGATTACGTCTGTTGGTCCGACCGCGACAATCACCACGGCATCCGCGCACTTCTTCCGGACTGGGGACAGCGTAACTTTTGCTGGTTGCTCTGAAGCGGCATGGAATACTGCGCATACCTTGCTGGGCGCTCCGTCCACCACGACATTCTGCGTAGCCGTGACGGCGACCGCAAACATGGCGGCTAGCAACTCGCAGAGCACCACCGTCATCGTGGATCCCTCGAAAAACTGGACGACGAACGAGCACGTTGGCCGAGTGGTTGCACTGAGCGTAGCAGGTCGTGCGCCTACGACCCAATACCGCTGGATTACAGCGAACACCGCAACAACCATTACCGTAGCAACAATTACCGCAGCGGTAAACGGCACCAGCAAATACGTCATCTATGACGCCAAAGCGTTTGGGGTTGATGATCAACGTGCTACCAGCGGACAGCAGGCTTACGGCTGGGCCACGAGCGGCAGCACCACTACCCTGGTGGACAACACAAAGTCTTGGGTTCCGAACCAGTGGGCGGGCTACCTGTTCAAGATCGAGACAGGCACGGGTTACGGCTCGGGGCGAATCAGCATCATCAGCAACACCGCGACCACGCTGACCTACGCCACCCAGGCGTTCACGCCGGACTCCACGACCAAGTACGAGATCGCTGATACCTGGGGCTTGGCAAGCGCATCGACCACAACGTCGATCACTGAGGCCACCAGCAAAAACTGGACGGTCAACCAGTGGGCAGGTAAGCGTGTTCGTATCATCGCTGGCACGGGCGCAGGTCAAGAGTCTACGGTTGCATCCAACACGGCGACGGCGCTGACAACCGGCACCATCACGGCGGGTGATGCAACTTCGGTCTATGCCATATACGGTATACCGGCGCGTGGAGCCGGTATTGAACTGCTGTATCCGTTTGATGCGACAGTGGATCGCGGTGAGTACATCGTTTCAATCCGTGGCGGCGGCACAAACGGTATTGACCTGTTCAATATCCAGACCGGGCGCTGGGATTACGGTATTCACTTCCACCCGCAGAACGAACTGTTTACGACTGGAAGCAGTTACACCTACGGCGGCGGCAACAAGATCCTGCTGACCAGAACTGCCAATACGTCGGTTGTTCGCGTGCTCGAGTTGGATCTGGAAACGCGGCAAATTGTGGGCCGTGGGACAACGACGTTCTTGTCTGGAACGGTGACGATTGGCAACATTGTAGAAGCCATCACTTCCGGTGGGTACACGTTTGTGTACGTTCTGCAGTCAGGTGGCACACTAATGTCCCGGGCGGTAATGATCTAAGGAAGCAGCCATGAATCTGGATGATCTGCTGAACCTCGCAAAAGCCCGGGTCTTGCATCTGGAGCAACTGCGGCAAGTGGCGTCTCAGCAGGGTGATGTCACAACGATTGCCCGCCTAGAAGCAGAAATTGCCGCCACCCAGGCCACCATTGCCAAGCTGCAAACGCTGGGGTGATCCATGCTATTTGGCAAAGATATGCCGAAGGACACGACGGCGAGGTTAAAGGCAGCATAATCTATGCTGCTCACCCTTCTAAGTAATCAATCCGGCACCGCGGTAACGCTATACCCGTCGCTGGTTGTTAATACCAATGCGTTTTACGCGCCGACGGTCACGGGCGACTACACGCTCACGCCCGCGCTTTTTACCAATACAAACACTTTTTACCCAGCAAGTGTTGCGGCTAGCAACACGCTGACGCCAGCGCTCTATACCAATACAAATAGCTTTTACACGCCGTCGGTTTCAACGAGTAATACGTTACTTCCGGCTAGGTTTGACAACGCCAACACGTTCTATGCGCCGGTTGTCTCTGCCAACAACAGTTTGGCGCCGGGGCTCTACACCAATACACAGAACTTCTATCCGGCTAATGTCAGCGCCAGCAATTCTCTGCTGCCGTCGCTTGTTACAAACGCTCAGACTTTCTACAGCGCTACGGTTAATGCAGCAAATGCCTTGCTGCCGAGCCTTGTAGTCAATTCTCAGACGTTCTATAGCGCGACAGTTAGCGCACAGAACACGCTGCTTCCTGGGTTGTACACGAACACCCAGACGTTCTATGCGGCTAGTATTTCAACGTCAAATACGCTGCAGCCCGCGTTGTTTACGAACGTCAACACGTTCTACACGCCCACAGTTCTAGGTACTTATAGCCTCAACCCTGCAAGATATGACAACACCCAGACGTTCTATGCGGCGTCTGTCACGGCTGAGAACTTCCTGTATCCGGGGCTCTACACGAACCCCAATACGATCTATCCGCCTATTGTTGACACACGGCTGATCCCGCCGCTTCTGGTCAACACTAATACCTTCTACTCGCCTACGGTCACGCCTGGGCCGATTGATCTTCAGCCCCCGCTGTACGTCAACACAAATCAGTTCTTCACTGCTGCGGTAGAGCTTGGAACGTACACGATTACCAGAGCCCAGGCTAGGCTGTTGCAGCAGATCTACAAGCTCAATGGGCTGGACTCAATGCCTTTGACTGTAAGCACGAACTTCAGGGCGGTGGATGACATCGTTCAATCCATCTCTGAAGCCAGGAATGGCACGGTAACTGTTCAGACCACGGCTGGTCTGACCTATACAACGGATGATCCTGGGGTGATGATTGAGGAACTGGCGGCTCTGTATGCCCTGACCGATACGTTACAGGTAACGAGAGCCGGAAGGTTTGTGGGCACGCTTTCGCAGTCGATTGAGACAAATGGATTCACCACGGTGGTGACGAGGCTGACATGACTCCAAGGTCAGTAGCGTTATTTGGCATTGGGTTTTCTACGATGCTGGTGGCTACGTTTGGCCTCGCTCCGGAATCAAAAGCAGTAGCGGGAAGTGCTCCACTTGTCTATGATCCTAGATATCACACCTTTGAGTCTTGGGCAAGCCTGATGACTGAGCAGTACGCAGTCAATCATCTTGAGATTCCAAGCCAGAACACCGACTGGAAGCTATGGGGCAATGGCTTGAAGGCAATTGATGTCTTCACCAACGAAGCAGTCCCCGCAACAGACACTTACGACGACTGGCAAGACTGGGCTCAGGCTCTGCTAGGCGCAATCAACCCTGCGGTAAATTAATATGCCACGCCTTGCTACCGAATCCGAGATTGAGAATGCTTATGAGGATGCAGGCTCATCTTTATCGGGTATCCGCGATGTTGGGGCGATGCTTCCTCCTGATTGGTATTCTTGGACAGGTCCGGAAGGTACAAAAAAGAAACTTGACTGGTTTAACCAAAACCAAGTTACGCCACTTGAGCTAGCTGCTGCTGGTGAAAGCCAAGAGGCTATTGATTGGGTTGAAGCAAACCGATATACATATCCAGCCCCAACACCCGCGCCCACTCCTGCTCCAACACCGGCCCCGACTTCTGCTCCTACGGCTCAAGGTTATTGGACTCAACCTGTCTCTCCTGAGTACGAAGATTCAGTGTGGGTGCCCGCTCCGACACCGGCCCCAACACCATCTCCATATGAAGCAGCTGCTGGTCTTACAACTGTAGGCCAGAAAGCCACAGAGTACGAAAGGCTGCGCAATCTCGGCTTAACCGATGCTGAGGTAAGAGCAGCTGCTGAGCGTGTCTATGGTGCCCAGTCCCAAAGTGACTGGGATTATTTAGTGGGTGCATCCTCATATGCCCCAACTCCTGCGCCTACGCCAGCCCCCATCCCTGCACCTACCCCAACTCCTGCGCCGACACCCGCTCCTACGCCTGCCCCTACCCCGGCTCCAACGCCTGCTCCAACTATGGCGCCAGCCACAGCAATTACAGAACCAGATCTGCGGTTGTCTGAAGCGGCACAACTAGGCCTTACGCAACATGCCCTAGAAGGCGTCCGCCCAAGTTACACCAAGACAGAAATGATTGGTGATGACATCCAGACATTCGAAAAGATCGGAGAGTCTGGGTCAAACTGGTCAGGCAAGGAATATACATACCGAGTCTACGATGCGTATGGCAATGATACGGGACAGATAGTTACTGTTGGGGAGAGTGGTTTAGGAGAAGGCGTAAAGATTGCGGCACTGCAATTCGCGTCTATTGTGCTGCCAGTGGCTCCAGGCATTGGCGCGTCTATTGGCTCTACGATCACTCAATCTCTTGGTATTTCTGCATCTGCGGCTACTAACGCTTTCATCGGGAACACGGTAATCAATACTGTGTTGAATGGTGGAGATATTGAGTCCGCCGTCAAGTCCTCTGTTGCTTCTTGGGCTGGCGCTCAAGCTGGACAACTTGCAGGTGAAACCGCAAAGACCATGTTCAGCAATCCCGAGGGGATCAAGCTGATCAGTAATGTTGCCAATCAAGCTACAAGAGCAGTTGTTCTTGGACAAGACGTTGGAACCGCGGCCCTTAACACTCTGGTTGCTGGTGCTGTTGACTTTGCTACTTCCAAGATTCCTGACTTTGACAAGCTACCGGATGCTGTAAAGAGCACGATCAAGCAGTCAATCAATGCTGCCGTCCAGGGGCAGAACATTGATGCTGGGGCGATGCTGGCTAATGCGGCCAAAGAGGGACTGCTGTCGTATGGCCTGAACCAGATCCCGCAGTTCAAGGACGCAGATCCTAGAACGCAGTCCTTCATCAGCACAATGCTGAGAACTGGGATTGATGGCGGTGATCTGTCTGAGTCCGCGGTCAACTGGGCAATCGGACAGGCGCAGCAAGAGTTCCAGAAGGTCATGAAGGTCGGTCCTGCGCTGGATGAACTGAAGAAGGCAGGGATCATCGGTGAGGCTAGCTATTACTCATTGACTGATCAGCAGAAGGAACTTGTTGACAGACTTGCTCAGCAGAAAGACCCGAAGGCTGCGGCTGCTCAGTACATCAACGAACAGACGACTACTCCTGAAGAGATCAGGGCGTTCTACAAGCAGATCACTGGTAAAGATGCAACTGATGCTGAAGCTGATCTTCTGTCCACTTTTACGGGGATGGATGAGGCTACTGCAAAGGTTGGACTTGACAATCAAATCCGAGCCAACATTGCAGCGGATGAGTTGCGCTTCAATGAGTTGAATAAGGTCTTGACTAATCTGAAAACAACAGATCAAGACCTTATCAACGTCATGTCGGAGTACAAGATTACTCCAGCGTTTATTGAGAAGGTAACTGGCAGGAAGTACGACGATCTACTGCGTGAGATAGATGCCCGCTTCATGACTCAAGATGAAGTGGTTGATGCGTTCAAGAGCGCACGGGAAGCTGCGGGTCTTGAGCCGAGAGATCCCACCCCTGATGAGATTCTGCGCTATGTGAACCTCAATGCAGGGGCGATTGCTCAGATCCAGGCGGATGCTGATCGTGAGGCTACGACCTTTGATGGCAGCGCGTTTGGCAGCATGAAATCTGCTATGGAGGCTGCTAAGGCTCAGGGCTACAACAACTTCATTGGTCCTGATGGCAAGACACACATGGTGTCTTCGCCTATTGTGGCGATTCAAGCCGGGGCTTTTGACGGGACTACGTTTGGTTCTATTAAGTCCGCAAGTGATGCCGCTCGAGAAGCAGGCAAAACCACCTTTGTGGGGCCTGACGAGCAGCACTACATGGTGTTGGATCCAGCACAAGAAGGTGCGATCAAGGACGAGATCAAGCAGACCAAGACATTCGGTCAGGCGTTTGCTGACGCACGGTCTAGACTTGGCCCAGGCAGGACGTTTGAGTGGACGAACCCTGCTACTGGTGAGACGAAGACCTACAACACCTACGCCGCAACGGAACTGTACGACGGCTCCCGTGCTGGATCTAAGACGGATGCGGCCATCCTTGCCCAGCAGAACGGCAAGTCAATGTTCCAGTACGACGGGAAGATCTACAGCATTCCGCCTGGATCGCTAGACAACATTGGCAACCAGACAAGAGCAGAAGCTAGGCGTCTGGTTGAGGCCAACACAACGGCCATCAGCAACGAGCAAGCTGCGGCTCTTGAGAAGAAGCTACAGACGCCGAAACTGGGGGATCTTGACACGATAGGTGGAAAACTTGCCAATGTTTTTGGCATGTCAATGCAGGGGCTTGGGCAACAAGTCCAAATGTTTGCGGATGCCTATTCCGCTATTACAGGCACTCCGTATGGAAACTCGTACTACAAGATTGGTCAAGCCATACAAAACATAGGCGACTCACTGACATCTCGTTCTTTGGATCAACAAACAGCCGCAGCAAATAAGATTCTTCAGCAAGGCGAGAAGGCTGACTTTTTTGATCAGCCCAAAATTCTTGCACAAGCCATTAAAGAGAACCCTGGTTGGTTCGGGGCTCAAACTTTTCAGGAAGCAGTTCAAGAGGTCGCTCCATGGGCCGCAACTTTGTTGGGCTATGGGGCCGCAACTGCTGCCGGTGTTGCTGCGGCTCCAGCCACGTTGATAGGTTTGGGATTGGGTGCGATTACTGATGGATTGGAGGTTTTGGGTTCTGGCTCAAGAGAGGCATATGACCTGCTAATAAGGGCGGGGGTTCCTGAAGCAGAGGCGAGATCTGCATCTTTGCGAAACGGAATCATGCAAGCGCTGGTTACGATGCCTGCGGAATTTATTGCGGACAAAGCTCTATTCAAGTCATTCTTTGACAAGATGGCTGGAGGAGTTAAAGCCTGGGCAATGAAGGGGTTGTCGGCCACATCTCAACAGGCGTTAGCGGAATATATTGAGACTCAAGCGCAAGGTCTTTCCACAAAGATTAATACGCTTGATAGGGCGTTGACTGTTGATGATCTCAAACAGATCAACATGCAATCATTGTTTGCTATGTCTCTTGGCGGTTCTACGACGTCAAGCATTATTGCTAGTGGGGCCGTACAAAATTCTGCGGTAGTTGCGAAAGACAAGCTGGGTCAAGACGTCACTCTGCAAGAACTGTTGAGTGGTACGCGAGATGTTGATCTCAACACCCTGAACCCGAATGCAGTGATCGGTCAGAACGCACAAGGACAGAACGTCACACTTGGATCCTTACCTGCTGTAGCGATTGATCAGGGCTTCACGCCTGCAACATTGAATGACTCGTTGCCAAGCTCATTTACTACGGAAAACAACATTGTTCTGAGCCGAGATGCTCTTGGGAACGACATCACTTTGGGAGATGTGTTCTCGGGGCAGACTCCTACGGAGCAAGCCAGAACAATCATTCAAGACTACGTTGATCTTGGGCTTAGCGCCAAAGTTGATCCAAGTGCTGCACCAGTTCAGACCGTAACTGATACCAGCGCAGCGGATCAAGCTAAAGCCGAAGAAGCTGCCGCCGCTGCAAAAGCTGCAGCCGATGCCGCTGCCGTAGCAGAAGCCGCTAGGGCGGCAGAAGCCGCAGCGAAGGCTGAGGCAGAAGCCAAAGCTGCCGAAGAGGCAAAAGCTGCTGCTGATGCACAAGCGGCACAGGATGCCTCAGATGCAAAGGCGGCAGAAGATGCTAAGGCAGCAGAGGAGGCCCAAAACAACGTCACTGATGCCCTTGTTATAGACACTAATCCTGTAGATGGAACGGCTACTGTTGTCACGCAGGACGGAAATACGTCTGTTGTTGACACTGCTGGCACCGATGTCACCACTGGGTCAGTGGTCACTATCAACACCGACACCTCATCGGCTGTCTCGCCAAAAGTCGGCACTGATGTCAATGTTGACACCTCAGTAAATCCAAATACTGGTGTAGCTGTTGATGCGAACACTGGTGTGGCGACCAACTTGAACACTGGCGTTCAGGTTGACACAAACACTGGGATTGCAGTCAACGCCAACACAAACACTGCTGTTAACACGAATACGGGAACCGCTGTTAACGCCAACACTGGCACAACGGTCGATACCAACACCGGTGTTGCAACCAATCCCAATACAAACACGGCGGTAGATACGAACACTGGTACGGCGGTGAATTCCAACACCGGGGCCGCTGTTGACACGAACACGGGGGTGACGACAAACCCGAATACCAACACTGCAGTTGATACCAACACTGGGACAGCGGTCAATGCCAATACTGGGGTGGCGGTAGATACAAATACTGGAGTTGCGACTAACACCAATACGAACACCGCTGTTGATACGAACACAGGAATAGCAACCAATGCGAATACCAACACAGCGGTAGACACCAACACTGGCGTAGCCACGAATGCAAATACAAACACCGCTGTCAACACAAACACTGGTGTAACTACCAATGTTGAAGATCCTCGCATTCAGCAACTTCAGGATCGGATTGATCAACTCATCCAGTCTGGTTTAGATCAGACAACAGCCACCAATGCTGCGATGTCTGAGTTGACGGGTCAGATTTCAACGCTGACGCAAGCTCAAGCTGCGGCGCAACAGTCACAGCAAAAGGCTGCAGAAGAAGCAGCTAGAAAGAAGAGTATTCAATCTGGTCTGCAGGCTTTGGCACCAGCGGCAGGGAAGCCTTCTGAGCCATTGCCAAATGTCTCTCCGTTACAGACATCAGGCCAATCCAAGTTCATTAGCCCACTTGCTGCGTTCCTTTCAACGGTTGAGCGCGGCAGTTACACCCAACCCAAAACACAGCAGCAACCTATGATGCCTCAACCACAGACGCCTGATCGTTACGCATACGGCAAAGAGCCCAGCATTGATGAGTTGCTTGATCCGTATGGCGAAAAGAAGACCGATGAGTCAAGCCCTTACGGCTTCAAAGCCGGGGGGCTTGCGACTCCACTCTTTGCTGCTGGTGGCGGTACTCGATATGGTCAGTATGCCGGTGGTGGGTTGAATGTTGTCCACCACTCCGGTAAGGCTCGAGTTGACTTCCGCCGCGGAGATGCTGTTACTGGGCCGGGAGATGGGCAGTCTGACGATATCCCTGCGATGCTTGCGGACGGTGAATTCGTGATGCCCGCGGACGTAGTTGCTGCGCTAGGGAATGGCTCAACCAAGGCAGGATCAGATAAACTCTACGAGATGATGCACTCAATCCGTGCTCACGCTAGATCGTCTGGTCCGAAGGATTTACCACCGCCTGCCAAGTCTCCTCTTGAGTACCTCAAGAAGACCAGCAAGCAAAAGAGGGGTTAAACATGAGTATCACCCAAGGATCTCCGCTGCCGGATATCACCAAGACGACGACGACGACTCAGACGGCGCCGGACTACTACACCAAATACCTGACGGATCTGTCCACTACGGGACAGAATGCGCTAAAGACAACTGCGGCACAAGGAATCGCAGCATACGACCCTATGCAGACGCAAGGGTATTTGGGCGTCTCTGATGCTTCTGGGGCATACAAGCCTGGGCTAAAGAATGCTGCAGAGACTGCTGACGCGGCGGCGAAGGGAATTACGTCGGAGCGCATCAGTGAGTTGATGAATCCATACACCACTGATGTGGTCAATGAGATGGCTCGATTGAGCCAGCAGAACGTACAGCGCAATCTTCTCCCCTCTCTGAAGGCGGGGTTTGTTGGTTCTGGTGGTCTTGGTGGTCAACGCTACGCAGGGGCACTCGGGCAGTCTCTAGCGGACGTACAAGCCAATCTGACGGGTCAGCAGTACGGTGCTCTGTCTAAGGGATATGAGGGCGCTCTGAAGGCTGCTATTGACGAGATGACGGGCCAGACTGCGGCCGCTCGAGCCCAGGCTGAAATTGCAGGCAAGGAGCAAGAGCTTGGTCTAACCGGCGTACAGGCCTTAATCAAGGCTGGCGCAGAGAAGCAAAAGTACGAGCAAAGCAAACTTGACTACCCGCTACAGCAAGCTGCCAACGTGGCGGGTTTGATGCGCGGCTATCAAATCCCCCTTACCAGTGCGCAGAAGTTCGTTGGCCCGGAGGCTGGCGCGTATCAACAATCTCCGCTTGCCACTGCAACTGGATTGTTGGGTGTTCTGGGGTCTGCTGCTGCTGGTACTGCTGGTGATCGTCTGCAGGCCTTGTGGTCAAAGATCACCAGTGGCAGCGCTACACCTGAAGAGACTGCGGAATTGATTACAAGAGCATATAGCGACCCAAGTCGAGGAAGTGATATTTATGTTCCGCCCGGAGGAAACATTCCATCTGGAAGTGATGTAACTCCTCCTCCGGTTGACTGATAGGAGCAAACATGGCTACAAGCGCAATCTACGCTCCTGATGAAGAGGCTCAACGGAAGTACCAAGAGGCTCTTGATAGGGTAACTCAGTCTCTGGATGCAAGAAAGAATAGGCTATTTGATCCTGTTCTTCTTGCGATGGCCGAAGGGTTCTTGTCTCCCACCCGTACTGGTGGATTCGGAGAGTCTTTAGGTATTGCTGCAGGCAAGATCCGAGGCGCTGAAGAAGCAGAGTTCAAGAGAGAGCAAGAACTTGCTCAGGCTCAGTTAGGTCTTGCCCAGCAAGGCATGCAGCTTGAGCAGCAACGGGCTCGTCAGCGCTTCCTGACAGGCATGATGGAGCCTGGGGCAGCGCCGTCAGGTGCGCCTGCGCAGCCTGGAGCACAACCTCCGGGGCAGCCTGCAGGACAGCCTGGGGCACCAGCCGGGTCACAGGCAGCAGTAGCTCAACAACCTCCTGGGACTGAAGGCATCAAGGGTGAGCCTTTCATGCCGCCCAACCCAAATGTTGCAAGTAGGGTGAACATCCTGCGTGCAGCAATCGCAGATGGTTCTAAGAGTGTTTTTGACATAACCAAAGAACTGCAGGATCTGGAGCGTAAGCGCTACCAAGAGAATCCTGAAGGCATCGTGGACTTGGTTACTGGCTTGCTGTATCGAACCAAGAAGCCAGACATTGCGCCTGTTGCGGTTCAGTTGAGAACTATCCAAGGGCTTGAGGGGCAAACAATCAATGTTCCTGCGACTGTAGCGAGAGACCTAGCCGATGCCTTGAATGAAGCCATGAGTGGCAACCCGGCAAGGCTCAGGCAGCTTGAACAGTCTCTGGTTAGGTCTTACGCAGAACAGCCTGCGGCGCCTTCACAGGGAGCGCCAAGCGGCCCTGGTCGAGTAATGACTGATCAAGAACTTGAAACTTCTGCCGCAGAGGAAAAAGAGCTTGCATTAGGGCGTGCCAAGACTGCTGTTGATAAAGAAAGGCAGGTGTCTGCAAATATGGCTGCTGCACGATCAATGCTGTTCAACGCCAATCGAGTTCAACAGCTTGTAAGTGAGAGCCCGCAGGGCTTTGGCATATTCTCTCGCCCCGGTATTGCCTCTGCGTTTGGAAACCTGATCAACGAAGGCATCAAGGCAGGCACGACCAGCGTAAATCTTGGTGGGTTTGAGAACAGTGTTCGGCAGCTTATGCCCAACATGAGCCAGAGAGACTTAGACAATGTGTCTAAGACTGCTGGCACGTTGGCAGAAATGGAGCTTGCCTACACTATCTTGTACATGCAGAAGCAAGGTGCGATTACTGAGGGCGAGAGAGCAATTGTTCGCAACATCGGCGGAAGCATAAGCCAAAGCCCAGGCGTATTGATGCAAAAGGCAAAGCTAATTGCGATGCGAGCGCAGCATGACATCAACATTGGTGAAGCATGGAGCCGATACCAAGAGCAGAACCCGAGAGCAAGCTACAACCAGTTTGAGCGTTCACCGTTGTACAAGAAGTTGATAACTGACTACGATCAAAATCTTGCTAATGCATTCGGGGTTAAGCCTCCTGCTCAACAGCCCTCAACTGGGGCCGCCCCATCGGGTAAGCCCAAATTCATTATTCGTCCAGTAGGGGGTCAATGATGGCAGAAACCCAACAGTACGAGGCGCAAGCCACTGACGGCAGTGGGATGATTATCAGGTTCACCGCACCCAAGAACGCCACCCCAGAGCAACTAGATATAATTGCCGAGCGTCTCTTTGAGATGGAGCGTAAAGCCAAGCAGACAGGGACTCTACCTGGGCGAGAACCAGGGGAGCCACCAGTGACTACCCCTATGGAGCCTCCTGCGGCGGAGATGCCAGCACAACCACCGATTGGTGGCCTGCCGGATTTGGAAGATCTAGAGCAAAGGATGAATCAAGCTCAAAAAGAGCAAGATGTCCGGATGGGTCAGATCATCGGTGGCGGTGCTGGTCTGGCCCTAGGAACTGGTAAGGCTGGCCTTGATGTAAGTCGCTCTGCCCTTCAA